GTCTTTTAGATAATTCTTTTCCTGGTAATACAGGTATTACTTCTCCTTTACTATTAGTAAAAGTAATAGGTTTACCATTCACAGTAATATTCATTGGAGATGTAGCATCTGGTTGGAAGAAAAACGTGTTAGAAACATGTTTTACTTTCTATACCTTTCTATTACTCAATGCATCAGAGTTATTAGTAACAGTTTCAGGTTTCATATTAGCGTAGCCAGTTTCTCCATATACTTCAGTAGAAGTATCTTCTAGCATTTGAGCTTCTGCTGCCAATACTTCATCAGATATAAAAGTAGTTCCATCATTTACATATATACCTCCATCAACTATAGTTATAGTAGGAGCATCCTGAGCAGGCTTGCTGTCTTCTACTTGAGTTGGAGTTGGTGGTACTGGATTACTTTTATCTTTTGTATTAGTGTTCTGTTCTTCATTTGCTTCTTGAGCATCTGTAGCTACAGCAATTTCTGGTACTTCTTCAGATGTTTGTTCACTAACACCAGATACTTCATCAGGATTCTATAAAGTTCTGTTACGTATATCTTCCTATTCTAGCTCTTGTGGAGAAGGTGTGCTATCTTCTATGTGACTAACATCGTCTACAGTTACATCAACTTTTTCTTCTCTGGCTATAATATCCTGTACTTCTTTTTCTGGCTATTGTATCTATTCTTCTATAGAACCTTCCACCAGAACATCTTCGCTACTAGGTTCTATTTCTAACTATCTACCTTTTTGATTTAGTAAAGCTTGCTCTTCTTCTCTAAGAATTTCATCTACATCTGTAGACATAGACTCTGGTATTACAGGTTCGGCTGTTTCTGTTTTAGTTTCTTGTACTACAGGCTGTTGTTGTACTCCTTCTTGTATTGGAGTTTCTGGTTTAACTTCTACTTTTTCTTGTTTCTTAGTAGTATCTTCAATAGCAGCTGCTGGATTTTCTATTACTCCCTCTTCTGGTAGTACTTCACCAGCTTCCTCTTTTTCTTTTCTAGCAACTTTTTCCTATCTAACTGATTTACTTAGATGTTCAGCAAATAACGAATTGGCTACAATTCTAGACGCACGTTCCTGATCAGCTAATTCTAGTAAATCATTATACTTCATCTGAGCTTGTTGATTATACTTAGATATAATAGATTTTCTACTAGGTTGAGGTTTACCTTCTCTTAGTGCTTTATCTGTATATTCTTGTATAATATTATCCTATTGCTCTTCAGATAAATCTTTGAACAAATATCCTTTGATATCCTAATATGATTCTGCTTTAAGTTTACCAGTAATATAAGCTGTGGCTTGATCTCTCAATCTATCTCTTACAGCTTTATTCATTACAAACGCTGTTACATAATTCTTTATCTATTCAGCATTTACTGGATCTTGAGCCTAATCTAAATTTTGTATACCATATGTACTTACTATTTGTTGAACGTTTCTTTCTATTCTTTCTTTTTCTCTTTTAATGTAGTTTCTCATATTATTTATATTTCTGAGATCTACATCTAAACCAGTATCCTCTGATAACTGTTGTAAAGTTTTAGTTCTATTAGTAAGAGCTTTATACAAATCTGTTATAGCTTGATTCTATAATTTTAGATAAGTAATATCATATACAGCATTTGAATATTCATCAAAAGTAGGTAAAGTAGATAAAAAATCTTGTTCTATTTCGTCTGCATATTCTGGAGTAGCGTTCATTTTGTATTGATAATCTTCATCAGACTATCTTTTACTTTCAAAAAATGCATCATAAGATTCTCTAGCTTTTTGTAGGAATACATCATCTTTATTAGTTTTACCTTGCTCTATTATCTTTTCTAACTCTTTGGTTACATCGTTAGTTGATTGCTCTGCCTCATTCAATCTATCTTTAATATGTAGATAGTTCTTAACTATTTTTCTATGCTCAGAGCTGCCTCTCTTAATACCTAAATCTTTTAAATTTTCATCAATAGATTTATTACGATATTCAGCCCACAGATTAGTAGCTAGATTTTTGTCTTCATCTATCATTTCGTCTGTTACTCCAGGCTGTTTCAATTTTTTAGCAGACTCTAAATAATCTGTAACATAATTAATATCTTTACCAGCTTGTAAAGCATCGAGGAAGACATCCATTTTGTTATCCTGTTCAGCATTACTATATCCTTTAGCAATAAGTTTTTGTACTTCTTTATCTGAAGCATACTGTCTTACTGCATTTTTCAATTGTACTGCATTACCAGCAAATGGCATTACTAAACCTATGAATCCACCAATATCCATCGCCTTCTTTAATTCATCATCTGTATTTAGATAATTATCATTTGATAAACCAAAGTAAGCAAGATTGGCTTCATACCCAAGAAGACCAGCGTTGTATGCAGCAGATATAGGATTTATTCCTTTGTCTTTTAAATAGTCGTATTCTCCTCTTTGATATCTACTACCAACTACAGATTGAACACCTTCTTCACTACGTTCAGATACAAAATTAATAGCATTAGCTTTAGCGAATTTACCAATGTTTTCTAATAAATGTTTCCTAGTAATATTTTGTCCAGGTCTAGACGCTTTGTTCAGAATATTTTCCACCCCTCTGTCAATAGCTTTACCCAAACCAATCTAGTCTACTACACTTGGTATTTCATCTAAAGGTCTTTCTATACCTCTAGCTTTTGCTAATGCTTTACTAGCCTAATTCCATAATATTTTACCCCCATAGGAAAACGGCATACTTTGTAAATAATCTGAATAACTTAAAGCGTCATTCACATCTCTAACCATTTGTAAGCCATCAAAAGCATCGTTTCTGATTTCTTCAAAATCTTTTTGATCTGTAGTCAGACCTTGAGCTAAACCAGCTTGTAGTTTTTCATTTTCGTCCATCTAATCTACAGGATAACCTAACTCACCTAATCTAGGTTCCCAAGATTCTAATACTCTATTTACATCTGTCTTATTATCGTTAGCACTTTGCAATACTCTTTGCTGATAGTTGTCAAACACTTCACTAGCTGTTTCAGATTGCCTGTAATATTTAGCTAACCAAAGATTAAAAGCTGATTCTCCTAAAGCAATTGCTGTAGCTGCTTGACCAATACCTGGAACAGCGGTTATAGCACCTCTAACAGCTAGACTTCTAGCTGCTTTATTAGCTAATATTGAAGTTCCTGTTTGTAAGAACATCATTTCTATTTCAGACAAAGAACTACCAATATGACCTAGATTATAAAACCAAGATTTAGGATCAGTAATAGATAACTCAGATTCATTTACTCTCTGCTCAAATTCTTTAGTAAGAGCAGTAGGATCGTACAACCAATTACCTTTCTTTAAAGTATTCTATCTTTTTACTATCTTAGCTGTTTTATTTTCGTATTCATCATTAGCATCAGATAATACTTTCTAAATAGCGTCTAATCTTTCTTTATCAGACATTTGTTGCTATTTATTGTTCCATAAGAAATCTTGTTCTTCCTAGTTTAATGCATTATCTTCTAACGCTGTAGCTATATTATCTAGCGGATTTACGTTGAATATATTATTATCTTTAAAGTCATTTAGCAAAGCTTTAAAGTTTATAGCTATACTACCATTTACATTCGTAGGATCTGTATCGTAGAATAAATCTCTTAAGTACGGATTAGATTTAGCATACTCTTTTATATTAGGTTCTAACTAATTGACAGTTTGTACTGCTATTTTCTATTCATCTGTAAGTATATTATTAGAGATATTATCTACAATAGACTTAGCTTCTAAATAGTTTTGAGCTTCCTATATCTGTGGTATCCATTTAGATTCTGTTTCCATTAAATTGTCTTGTAATTTAGACAATCCAACACTAAGTCTTTCTTTTTGTATATACTGATATAATGGATTAGCATTATCTAATACATTAGTTATTAGTTTTCCAGTATTCCATACAATATCTTCAGCTAAAGATCTTTTATTATCTTTAGCTTCTTCTACTACTGGCACTTCTTGTTCTGTAGTAAATTCATTTATTCCATATGACTATGGTAGTTGCGATATATCAAATCCTTCGCTGTACGGAGTCATAGCTTCCCTCACTAGCTATTGTCCTAGTGAGGGGGAATTCAAATTAAATTTATTTTTATTAGCCATTTTTATGCGATTTTATTTTTCTTCTTCTCCGGCAGAATAACCAATGCCGTAAGCTTCCTGTTGTGTACTTGGATATAATTCAGATCTAAACGCATCTGTCATAGATAGCTTCCATGCTTGTTGATCTAAGTATTCAGTATTTAATTTATCTTGTGGATCTGGAAGTTTATTTAGTAATTCTATCTACCAATATACATCTTCTGTAGGAACATTGTAAGATACTTTTCCTTCATAGTTATATTTACTGCTATACTCTCCTTCTTCTAAGTATCTTTGAAATGGTAGTTTACGTTTATCTCCTTCTTTTATTTCTGTAGATAGAGACACCTTACCAGAGCGATCGTATATTCTTTTAGCCCCAGATATAACCATATCTGCGTCTGTTATACCTAACGCATCTAATTGACTTTGGGGTATAGCTACTGTAATTACCTAACTAGAATTAGGCTGTACTTGTCCATTTTTATTTACAGGTAAAGTAAGAATATTACCTCCCTATTGAAGAATAACATTAGTAAGCTTACCGTTTTTAAGGGCATCTCTAAACTTATTCTTTCCAGATTCTACGTGTTTATAACCAGCTATTTCAGATATAACATCTGTAGCTAAATCTAATTGTCTAGGATTAGCTATTACTCTATATTTACCTAACGGAGTAGTAACCGTTTCAGATGTAACACCTGGTATAGTAGTTTGTAACAAATCATTTACAGAAGCTATAGGAGATGGAGCTGCAAATCTATTCAAAATATCATTAGTAGCGTTTGATAAATCTATATTAGTTAATTTACCATCTGTAGCATATTCTTTAAATATTTCATTAAACAGTTTATTTGGTGTGTAACTATTAGATTCATTATATATTTTTCGTAATTGTTCCTTAAATATATTTGCAGATAGAGTATCATTTGATTCGACAGCTTTATTATATTGATCAGTTAAAGAATTTATCTGATCTCTATATTTATTAGCTATGTAAGCTTGAGTTCCTAATTTAAACGCATCTCCACCAGTAGTTGCAATAGATTCTGTCAATCTAAAGGGTTTTTGAGCAGTTTGTTGTCCTGTTCTAGCTCTCTTCAATCTATCTTCTTCGTATATCTTAGATAAAGGATTAAGTTCTCTATCTTCATATGCAAATTCTCTACCAGCTCTATATATACGATTAGCAAATAAAGCATTAGCTTGTTCTGGAGTATATCCTTGCTGTATTAATACTTGTATATGTTTCTGTGCTTCAGGAGTGTTATATATAGCAGAAATATTGTTAGCTATTTCTTGATCTGTTCTTTCAGATGAAACTCCTATCCAATCATAAGCACCTTCTTGTCTAATAAATCCAGGCTTTAGATTATCAACATAAGGTTTTACTAAATCTACTTCTGACTTATAAGCTAATGGAGCAACATCATTAAATACTCCACTCTCTAAAGTATTATAATTAGTAAAATCAACTTCATGCCATAAAAGATTATACTTACCATACAGCATAAGTAGTTGATTTACTTTCTATCTCTAAAGTAATCCTTCTCTGCTCTATTGTAACTAACTTAGCTCGTTATAAGGTCTTGTATTAATAAATGATTGTATTAAAGATCTACCTTCTGCTGTTTTAATCAAATCAGGATTAGCTGCTAATTTATTTACTATATCTTGTCCAGCTCCAACTGTTAAATCATACCACCTCTTAGTATCTATAGCTGACGGAGATCTAAACTCTGACCACTTAGTAAACTGATTACCTAAATCCTAATAAGCTTTATCTACTCTTTCGTTATTTGCTTTACCTATAGCATATAGCTATTCAAAAGGTATTGGTGTATACTAACTAATATACTCACTTTCTATTGGTTTATCAAATCTATTCGTTGCCATTATCTTTTCAAATTATTATATAATTTAGTTAATTGATCTGATGTCATACCATATTCCAAATAAGGTAACATAGCTTCTAGTACAGCAGAGTCTCTTTTAGTTAAACGTTTATCTCTACTTATCTACTATATTCTTGTAGATAAATCACCAAATCCTTTTCTGCGAATATTTCTAGCAGCTGCATCATTCTGAGCTTGTTCTACAGAAGCTAAATGTCTAGCATTAGCATACTGTTGTCCCCATTGATTAGCTATTTGAGCATTGTTAAATGCCATTTGATTTTCAGCATTATTCTTAGTAGCATAAGCATTAGCGATAGCTTTGTTCCTATTAACTGCTGATTGTAAACCAAATGCCATATTAGCTCCAGTATTATGATTAATATTAGCCATATTGTATCTAGCAATTCTATCACTTAGTGCAGCTTCTCTAAGTATAGGATCTATATTATAATCAGTAGGACCATATATAGGACCATATACTGGATCATAAGTGTATGTTTCTACTCTTTCAGGACTACCTGAGAATATATTACCAATGGGTCCAGCTAATGCAGCTATATTGTCTATTAGATCTAACCAGTTATTATCACTTGGAGTTTTCGGTTTTTTACTATTTGTACCATATATATTACCTACTGGAAGTTGTCCAGGATTACCAGTATAGTTAAAGTATTTACTACTTCTAGCATTAGCCGTATCTACATTACCAATAGGAGCATTAATATTATAAGGAATACCTAATCTACTTGCTACTTCAGATGATGGTATATGTCTAGGTCCATTATTTTGATTAGATCTACTATCTACATAGTATTTAAAATCAGACATATTTTTATTATATCCATATGGTTTAATGCCTTTAGTGCCATCTGCATAAGCAGCAGTATTCTTCTTTATTTGTTTACTTTTCAAAGCTTCTTGCTAATCTAATAGTGCCTGATAAGCTATCTAATTATTTCTCTCATTTAGCATCTAACTATTTTCAGCATATATATTATTAGCTTTCTTGTTGCTTTTCTTCATTAACTTCTTTCCCATTTCTGCAAATGTTTTATTTGTTCCTGGAACTTTAATCTTATCGCTTAATACTTGAGTTCCAACAGGTACGTTTAATAAATTAGAATCTGTAGGTTTACCTTCTTCTGGTATAGAACCTATAGTTCCGTCTGGTGTTCTCAACATTTCACCATCATCTAAGTAAGCTACAGTGGATGGTACTACGCCACCTTTAGATAAACTTAATTCATTGTATCCATTTTCCTAATAGTAATCAGCTGCTACTTGCTCAGACATTTGTCTAGCTTGAATACCGTTTTTAATTCTACCAGCTTTGTTACGTATATAACTTTTACTGTGACCAAATAGACCAGCTATTCCTGATGGCAATTCATACTCACCAGTCTGTTCATTAACAGAACCACCAGAACCTATACTTGAAGTAATACCACCAATAGCTCCACCTATTACTGCTCCCCAAGGTCCACCAATAGAAGCACCCATTGCAGCTCCAGATCCTATTCCACCTATTACACCAGCCGCTGTAGGTTTCTTTCCACTAGTAGCATTACCTATCATACTACCTACAGCACTAACTCCTTGTGTAACTACATTCGCTTTATCTACTCCACTCATATTACCCCAGTTTGAAATAGCATCAGCACCGAAAGCATATTGAGGAACTCTTTTTAATTTCTTAGTTTTCATATTATAACATTGAATATCTATAAGTTGTTTTAACATAAGGAAGCTTAAATTCTCTGTTATCATTACAATCCAATGTGTAATTACAGATTAAGTATTTTCCTCTCATCCTTCCAGCATAAGACATATTAGTCTATTGTTGCTAACCTGGATTATTTTGTTTCTCTCTACTTATTGGGAATCTAAATGTATCTTCTCTCTATTCTATCTATTTCCAATCAATAGGTTCTGTTTCCTAATTCTTAGTATTAAAGTGTATATCAGATATTAACGTAGGCTTAGTTTCATCTCCAATGTCTACAAATTCAGCAGAGAACCATTGATTATCGAATACTTTAGTATATGCTATATCTTTATTAACTACAAATCTAACATAAGATATTTTCTCTTCTTTAGTAGTACTATTAACATCATACATATTATGTAAGTAATAACAATTATTGTTTTTAATAGTAACTAATCTAGTAGAGAATGGGAAGAACCAGTTTGGATTATGAGTATAAAAAGAAGTAAATACATTTAGTTGTTCATTAAATATTAAACATCTATCATATATTCTAAACCATACTTCGTTGTATTTCTTATCATAGAATGACACTGGATTCTTTCTAGCATTATCTGGTAATCTATTTAAATACGTCTATACTTGTTTTACTTTAGATAACTCATTAAAATCATTACTAAGCGAGCATATAACATTTTTATCTAAGTCATACCAATACAAAGTAGTTTCAGAATTAGTAATACTCTTATCATTAATAATACTATCTCCATTTAAGGTAACTAAGTAATCGTATCTAGTAAGAATACCACCAGTACCTAATGTTAAAGCTCCAGCATTATTATCAGTAATCAAAGACCTATCGTTAACAGATGCTATACCTACAGCACTATCCTAGAAGAAATACAATTTGTTCTTAAATACTTTAAGATTAGTAACTGGTCCATATGTACTATCTGTATCTAAATAGTTAGCAAATTTAAACTTAGTCCAACTATCTGTCTGTTCATTATTTGTCTTTAACTCTGAACAAGTAATTCTATTCATGCTTTTAACATCATCTTCAGCATATATAGATTTTTGTATATAATTCTTACTAGTACTAGTATTAGAGTAAGCAGCATTATATACGTACATTGGAGTTTTCTAAGTATATAAAGTATTCATCTATCCTGGATCTGTTAGGAAGTAAACATTAGCTTCACCAGTTTGACCATCTCCAGATGATTCTACTATGTCTTGAGAATAATGTTCGTCATTTCTATAGTATAAGTTTATACTAGATTCCAGTGGAATATAAGCTCCAACATATCTCTTAAAACCATTTCTATCGTCAGGATCATTTCTAGTAAATAACATAGTATGAGTATAGTCTAATACTCCTAAATATGTATCACCACCAAAGCACATTGCTTTATCGTATCCTTCCCAAGACGTTTTAACATAAGTATTAGTGCTATTGTATATAGAATAACTTCTACTCATAAAAGTATTACCACCATACTACGTAGTGTTTTTCTTTATATTAACAAACAGTACAGCATTATGTCTATATTTCCTTAATAGAGGAGTAGTACGAATTCCAGTATAATTACCAGAGTATACGTCTGGTGCACTAATAGCCAAACATACTCCGTGAGGACCAAGAGCTTCTCTAGAACCAATACTATAGTTTACAAAACCAAATCTATCTATGTAATCTACTATTTGTTTGGCATCAAATGCTTCTTGATATGGAGATATATTAGTTGGTTTAGTAACATCTTTTATAGAGAAAGACTGACGTAGATTAGAATTATCTTTATGAGCATAGTTTTTACCAAAGAATTGATAGTATTTGCATATACCTCCACTTACCATATCACCATCTTGTTCATAACCATCAAATACTCCCTAAGAAGCACTTGGTTTATTACCAGTATGTTCAGAATATTCTACAGGTCCGCCAAATGGATTTTGTATATTGTTTGTACTTTTACCTAACACTTTAGTAAATGGAATACCTAATCTATAATGCTTATTATTAGCGTCATTACAGTATGTAGCAGAATGAGCACAATATAATGGTACAATATTCATACCACTGGTAACAATAGAATCAGACTTTTCCTTATTGAAGCATATATCAGCAGTTACTAAATCAAATATACCGTATGTATCAAAAGGATTCTAATCCTAAGCATCTTGTTGTACAAATAGATTCTTACTTGAATTATAGAACCCTTGTACAAATTCTGGAGCTACACCTTCTTTAAAAGTAGGCATAATAGTAGGTCTTCTATCTATGCTACCCAAAGAGTATTCTGCTCTATAATCTTCAGTATTATTATACCACCCGTTGAATCTGATAGTTTTATTTAGTAACCCCTAAGTAACTATTGTTCTATCTGCTAATGTTCTATCACATCTTACTATTTCATAAGCTACTACATCCGTAGGAAGATTATTCACATAGAACATTATACCAAGTGGATGAGATACTAATTCATAGTTACCAGATCCATCTACTGTTCCACCAAAAGTAAAAGGTTCATAACCTTCAACATCAGCAGAAGGGAATCTAATATCTCCAATCCAGTGTACAGGTGAAGGTATATTCTTATTATTATACAATATTATACCATACCTATATACTTCATCTCTTTGATGACTTAAGAAATTAGATACGTAATAAGGGTCACAATAGTTTCTTATTCTAGATTTACCATCACTATTAAATGTATGTACTAATTCTTTTGTTTCAGGACATATTAACTTAATAGTATTATAAGATTTTTTAGATGATGATAAGCTCATACTATATGGTACAAATTTATCACCTTCATCATCAACTACTGGAGTATTATCAGACTCTATCAAATCTGTTATAATAAATCTATAACTAATATTTAAACCTCTACCACCTCTAATAATTCCATTATCATCATATCCAAATGCATATTCATCTGTTGGATTATTAGGATATACCATTGAACTATTCATTGGGTTTATACAATCGTGTTCTTCTGGTATAATTAAATCTGTTTCTGGACTAGTTAGTTCTTGAAAAGTAGTAGTAATATCTTGATTACTTATACTAGAGTTTAATTTAATAATACCGTTGCTATTACATCTATATGCTCTAGCGTCATAATCTACATCCCAAGTTAATTCCTACACATTAGAAGCGAACAATCTATTATCCATCTTTGCTATACTTTTAGCATTAAATTCAAATGGGACAAGATCGTTAAATTCTTCTATACTTAATTCGTTAACGTAACTACTACCAACATCATTGTAATTAAATGTTATTACATTATCCTCAGATTTAGGTAAGTCCAATTCATTAATTACATATATCTTAGGAGTTTGAGTATTGCTAGTATATTGAATACTAATAATTCTTATCTTTTCAAATCTACCATCATTGAACAAAGTAGCTTGTAACATGCAACCTTTATCTGTACTCTCACCTTGTCTATCACCTTTAAATGTTTTAGATGAATTTGAATTACTAGATGATATAGGTATCATAGGACTTAATGAAGAAGTAGATGTTTCTCCGCCATGTACACTGAATAACTGATAACAATATTGTATCATACCAGCTGGTAAATTACCAGATGTCAATTCAATAAACTTAAACGGTGCAATAGTAGAACTAGGTAATAGGTCAAAGTAAGTATCATCTTCTATGTGATTAGTTTTATCTGTCTTATATTGAGCAGATATATTAATACATTTAATAGAAGAAGTACCATCAGATATATATATCTTACTTACTTTATCTGACTCATAATTAGTAACGATAGCTACTTTATTAACTAGATTCATAACAGCAGATACTACTAAAGTCCAAGTAGGTTTAATACTGTTGAAATCAGTTATAGCCCATATGTTGTTAATATAAGTTCCTTCATATAATTCCATAGTAACTACTATACCACATTCTTCTACTATCTTCTTAGTAGAATTGTACCACCTAGTTACTGCTGTACCAAGTATATTTTCAGATGCTTCAATACCACCTTCGTACTATCTTACATCTTCTATATTCTATAGAATACCTGTAGTACCAGCATTATCTGTGAGTAAACGAATATTCTCAGCCCATCTATACTAGTTATCAGCTAGCATAGTAATATCACTGTCGATATTCATACCACCAATAAATGTATTTACTTGGCTATTTATCTCCATAATCTATTATAATTCTAATTGTAAATCTATTGTCTATCACCAGTAGTACTAAAGAAAGTACGTTCTTCATCCATTTCTGGAACTAATGTATTCCATGTATACTTAATATTAGTTAATTCATCTTGATTAGGCATCAAAGATTCAGCATATGCTTGCTTTCTATAGAAGTTATAAGAGTTCTTAGCATCTATCCACAACTATCTGTGTACTTCTCCTTTTATATACTTAATATAAAGAATCTTTTGTGCACAATACCAAAAGCAAGTTTCAAAGTAAGACTATACATCTGGCATCATCGGCATGCCATCTTCATCAGTGTAGATAGCGTGATATGAGATTTTTGCATATCCTTCTGGGACATTTGAGATAAGATATCCTGGTTTGACATCATATTGTGGCGTATAACTGAAATTAGTACCATTAAAACTAGTGTGCTGTAATCTACCATTTTTGCTACAAACTGTATAATTATTAATTAATGTGCTAAGTGTCTATCTAGTATTAGTATCTTTATTAAGTATTTCTAATGCGTCTTTATCTTTAGTAAGATTATGAAGGTTCTTTACTAATGGTATTAATACATCATCATGTATAATCATATTACAACAATCGCAGTTATCTTTTCTGTCATAAACACTGAATGTACCTGTACTCTTCTTCATAGGTATCCAACCACCACAATCACATGTAGAGTAAGCTACACTATTTAATCTTTCTAAATCACATGGTAACTTAGCCTAATAACCATTGATAGGTATTACTTCTACTTTATGATCTAGTTGATTAACTGAACCTATATTCATTAAAGCCTCTCCAATCCATTGACGTATATCTGTAATAGGTATTTCAGTTTCATTTAAACCTAAGTCCGCAATTACTTTAGCAATCACGGCTTTACTACTTGTCATTTTATATATCATGGCTGCTATTCGTAATCGTGAATATTCCGTTTAATTATTTGTGCTAGATGTCTTTTATTAGCCCTAGTAAGTACAATCTAATACTTACTCTTATTAGACACTAGCATGTCCTATTTATTCCAATAAAGTCTATACTTATAAAATCCTGAGTGTTCGTTAAGTAAATAAGTAAGTTTACCTAATTCTTTTGTAGCTTTATAATCTATTCTAAGACTTCTGCCGTCTAAATGCTTTGGCTATTTCTTTACTATTTGAATACTACCCATTCTATATGGTAGTTTAACTTCTTTGCTTTCTTCTAATAACTAATCTCTAAGATAGCAAAAGTATTCAGTTACTATTTTTCTATAAGTAGGATAGTCTATATCATATACTGTATCTGCTTCTATGTTACTTAGATAGTGATTATAGAAAGAAGGTATAGTATAAGATACAGTTTTATTAGCAGATTTATTTAATTCATTCATCGTCTTATACTTCTATTAACATTCTAATTCATCACATTCTAAGTGTCATCTTTACTATCATTGGTAGTATCAGATACTTGCTATCTCATAGTTAAGAAATCCTTAGTAAAGATTAACTACTTAACTGTACCCCACATATAAGCTGGTAATGGATATTCATCCTTATCTGGATCATAACACAGTTTGTCTTCAGTAGGATCTTCAGCAATTATTTCTACATCAATATATTCTAGTTGATTAGCATCACCTTCTACATATATCCTATTACCTTTAACATATGCAATATAATCTTTGCAAGTGTACTTTCTATATCTCTAGAATTTCATCTTAGTTTCAGAACCTAATTGAATAATGTTTCCATAGGCATCCTTTACTGTTATTACTGAAGTAGTAAGTTTAGTACCAAGTAAAGTAGGCAATTCTTTATCCCCTTGGTATTCTACATGACCTGGGTCTTCTTCTATTTTATCCAAATGCATGCGTATAGTCTAATAGAAGATCTAGTCTAATTGCTCTCCCTTATCTAACTTCTGTTTTAATAGGTAAGCTCGATATGTTTTAATCCACAATTCTATCTAGTATCTACTGAGCTTTTCACTCTCAGTAATCTAGTTGTTTCTAGCTTCTAATAGAATATCATCAATGAGCTCATTTAATGTCATATCTATATATTTAAATTATAATTATAATAGTCATAAAACGCATTTTA